GCCCAAGCATCCATCTCACTGACCTGGCCCATGCAGACCAAGATCAGCGCTCTTCCGCCTGCCAACCAAAATTCATGGTGCCAGTGAATTTGCGACGGGCGGATTTGCCTTGACACCAGCCGGTCGCCCACAACCTTTCCGACCTTGACCTCAACAGGCAGCAAAACACCATCAACCAAAAACTGCAAATCGGGGTATCCAAAACTCCCTCCCGACCTCGTTTCATAGGCGCAGGACCACCCACCAAAGATGGCCCTCAACTTCCGCTTGTAGGCTGTCTCAGTCGCCATCCGCCATTTCTTTCGTTTTTCGTTTTCACACCAAATTTCCTAAACTCCCCTCCTCTCTCTCTCCCCCTATTAATGACCCCACAAATAGGAATTTGGTTGAATTACGAAAAACGAAATTTTCAGCCTTCATTGTTTTCATTGCGTTTTCCGTTTATTTAACCCACGAAACTTTTCGAAGTGGCAGAAAAACGATCTTCTGGCGCAAATTTTCACATCCCTCCTTGCACCCGATCCTTGACCCTTTGCAACTTGCTCACGACCCACGCTCGAAGGGCCTTTTTGTCCCCATTTTCGACCTGCTTTTTCATCTCCTCGATCAGCGCCGGGGACACCACGACATAGCTCAGTGCACCATCAACCGCGACCCTATCTTGGATGGTCTCCCAACCTGCCCTCAGGGCCTCTTTTTTGAGCGTCAGGGGTGTCTCGAAAACCTTCCCATGGACTCTTTTCAGTGTGTCCCGGACCTCCGAAAGTGCGAAAACTACAGCCTCATTTTCCGCTTCAACTGCCGCCAAAATGTCCAACCAGTGGTTGATCACTTCGCCCCTCGACTCATCAATCAGAGCCTGTTTGTTGGCCGTCATGGGTGCGTGCTCACCTGTTTGGACATAATCCCCATAATCCTCTGCCCACTGCGCAATGGCCCCTAATCCCCCAGAATGCAACCATTCATAAAACTCACCCCACTGGGCCTTGCTCCATGGCACTTCTGCCAGTGTCGGGTAAAACCATCTCCGGTCGGTCTCTTCAATCCTCAGGGCCTTTTTTGAATTTGAGCAGGCGATGATGTGTGCCCAATTTTCGATTTTGTAAGGTCTTTGGAACTTCTCATTCACCTCTATATTTTTGTCGGTTATGTAACTCTTAAGTGTATTGTAAGCTTTAAACGACTGTCCTGTGTATATCTCCCCAACAACCACGAGGCGCTTGCGAGCCACCCAGCCATTGAAATTGCTCTCGACGATGTCGCGTTCGCCGGGGAACCCGGTGTTGTGCAGTCCCACCAATGGGGCCAATATACGCTCGCCGAGGGTGCTTTTGCCCATTCCCTGCCGCTCACTCACCAGCAGCAGGCCATAAAGCATCCTCACTTCCGGTCGCGCGATCAGTGTGGCGCACCACCTTTTCACCTCATTGCGCTCCCGCTCGACAGGGAACAGATAATCAAGAAAATCGAGCCATGGCTTGGGGCTTGAATTGTTCTTCTTGATGGTCGGTGGCGAGTAGAGATTGATGGCGCTGGTGGTGCCGTCGGTCACTATCCGGTGCGGAATGTCGGGCCGGTAGCACATGCGTGCCACGCGCCCTTTGTATGTCTTGGTCAGCAGTTGCCCGGTTGAGTTGACATGGCTGAAGGGACCGACCATGGAATTGAATTGGGCAATGGTGTGGTTGATCTCCGGATTTTCGCGGCAGATGAATGTGTCTGTCTCCTCGATCCACAGCCACAGGTCGCAGAACTCCTGGCGCAGAACGGGAACGGGCTTGCCCTTTCCGCTCGGGTTGGGCACCAAGTCGGTCGCCCATGTCGCCGGGTGCAGGACGTCACGGAAGCTGGGGCCGATATAGTGCTTGGCGCCGCCAATGGAGGCGAACATTTTGTCTGGGAACTCGTCCGCGAGGTCGAAGCCTGTGGGCCACAAGTCTGTGAATTCTATGGAGAAAGTTGTGATGCCTTTCAGGCGCTGGGCGATCTTTGGGACTGCGGACTTGCCTGGTCTGTCGTTGTCTGCGACTATGTAGGCCCGCTTCACACCAAGCTGCGCCAATGGCGACCAATCGGTACGTGCTGGGGAGAGTGCCCCGCCGATCCAACCAATGTGCGCTGCGCCTTGCAATTCGTCGCCCCATGGGTGGGCTGCCAGCGCCGCCTTCTCCTCTGCTGTCCGGGGATTGGTGAGGCGCTGCATTGCTCTAGCAGCCTTGGCCCCCTCATGAATAAAGACCGTAGTGTTGTTGCCGAGTTTGTCCAACCCATAAAGAGGCAAGGGGCCTTCCGGCTCGGCCTTGCGCCACTGATTGTCGGACCAGAATGTCCAAGGGACATATCGCTTCTCCCCCGAGCGCACATCGTCCACCCGCTGCTGGATCATCACCAGCTGGCCCTTTTCGTTGCGCAGTTCGAAAATGCTTTCGGGATCCACAGTCTTGAGCTCGTCGGGCAGTTCAAAGCCATTGCCCAGCAGCACAGATGTTGGCCATTCTGCGGCCAGGACTTCCGACTTGATCAGGGCGGCCTCGCTTTCGGTCGGCTCAAAACCTTGCGGCGCGTCGATCGTGCCAGTCTGCTTGTCTATGCGGATTGTGGCGATGTCGGTCCAGTAGTGGCCGTGCTGTTCCTTGACCACTGCCACGCGCAGTGAGCGCGGCTCAGCGCCGATGCGATTGAGATAGGCGGCCACAGATTTGAGGTCAGTCATTGATGAGATCATGGAGATTGCCCTGTGCGAGTGTTTGCGACGATTGAGAACTCTTTCGTTTTTCGACTGAAATAAAAAGTCCTCTCTGGGTGAACTATTCCCTGTGGACCTTTTTCAGTGTGTATTCTGCGGATGCCCCTCTCCCCGGATCATTCAAGTTAATTATATTCCACCCATGGCGCGGAAGGACTTTTCTCAGCCTGTGGATATAGATCAATATGCTCTCCCTGGCTGTGTCAGGCTCGTCTCTGCCCTGCCACACACCCCACACCAAATCCTCAGCACTGGCAGAACCGGGCCACACCTTTATCAGCTCCCTCAGAACGGATTTCTGCATTATGGGCAGTTTCAGCCCCATCAGCGCCATGACTTCTGACTTGTCTGTCTTGAGTGGTTGCCCACAGGTCGGGCAGCAAGGAACCTCACACATCGTCAAGGTCTCCTATATATTTCACATTCTTGACCGACAGCATCCGGAAGTCCTTAGGGACATTTCCTTTCATCACGTAAAGGGCCTTGCCTGCCCGGCCACGCTCGACTATCTGCTTGCCGATGCGCTCGTAATCCCAGCGGTTGATCCTCGCGAACACCACATCAGTGTCGTCGCCAATGCGTAGGTTCAGCGCCTGTGTCGGGCCAGTCAGCCGCCTGCCACCACGCTTGGCCACGTTCACATTTTCGTTCTCGTCCTTGGGCTTTATTTGCTCAACAACACAGAACACGACCACTTCCTGCTCTTGCCCTGTGACTTGGACATCCTTCAGCTTTGTTGGCTTGGTTATTATGTTCTGCTCTGCTGGATTGGGCAGCAGTTTTCTGAATGCGTCCTCAATCGGGTAGAGAGAATCAACCTTTGTCTTGGCATTTTCCAGCAACTTCCTCGCCCGCTCAGGGAGTGGCTCATTGCGCTGGCGTGCGCCAATGATTGTGGCCATCATCTTCGGCCCTATGCCCTTCACATTGCTCAGTGGCCCCACAAGATAGCTCTTGCCTGACATCCGCTTCACTGTCCATCTGTCGGTGGACACTTCCGGATCAACTGGGATATAGTCAATACCTTCCGCTGCCAACTCACGCAGCATCTTGATCTGCTGTTCTGGTGTGTCGGTGTGGCTCAAGGTGGCTGCCGCGAATTCGACTGGGTAGTGCGCCTTGAGCCAGCAGCAATAATAGCTGACCAGGCCGTAGGCTAGGGCATGTGCCTTGTTGAAGGCCCATGAACCAAAGGACGAAAGGTCGTTGAAAAACGGCCTGGCGATTTCTTCTGGCATGCCGTTCTTGACCGCGCCTGCCACGAACTTTTCACGATACCGCCCGAAGAACTCCTCGCCAAGTGACTTGCTCATTGCCTTGCGCAGTGCTGTCACATCCTCCCAACTCAGGTCTCCGATTTCGCGGCCAATGCGCATGACATCTTCCTGGTATATCACGATGCCATAGTTATCCTTGAGGTACGGCTCAAGCAATGGATGGGCATAGCGCACTGGTTCGCGGCCTGTCCGGGCCTTGATCCATCTGTCGGTGCCGCCTGTGTTCAGTGGGCCGGGTCGGGCCAGTGCTGTGATTGCCACGATGTCGTCGAGGGAATTGACCTCAATCTGGCCTGTGATGTATTGCAGCGCCAGGCCCATGAATTGAAACACACCAGCATACTGCCCTTTGTTCAGGACATCGAATGCCGCCTGGTCATCCAGTGGTACGCTGAACAGGTGATCCTTGTCCAGTCCCGCCAGCTGCAGTGCATGCTCGAAGATGGAGAGCTGAGTAAGCCCCAGAGCGTCAATCTTCAGGAGATTTAGCTCCTCAGCATCGTGCTTGTCGCACATGGTGGCCCCAGTGCGCTGATCCACAGCCACATATTTCTTGATTGGTTGATGGGTGATCACAATTCCGGCTGCGTGCTGGCCGGAGTGACGCGGGTGACCTTCCATCTCCGCAGCCACCATTATCTCTGGATATTTGGCCAGGAACTCCCGGCCAACCTCTGTGTCGTTGAGGGTGTCCTCTGTGGCCTGGAGGGCACGGCTGTCGCCGGATGACCGTTCGATGATGGCGTCCAGAACCGGATCCAGGTGCCACGGCGGAATGTCCATGGCAGCAGCAGCCTCCCGGAGGGCTGAGCGCGGCTGATACATAGCCACTGTCCCAAGTCGGGCAACCCTATCTCGGCCATAAGTCTGGGTGATGTAATCGAACACTTCCGCCCGCCTGTCCTCTGGGAAGTCAATGTCGATGTCGGGCATGTCGTTACGATTGATGTCAATGAACCGCTCGAACAGCAGCCCATAGGGGATTGGGTCAACTGTGGTGATCTTGAGCAGATAGCACACCAGCGAGCCACAAGATGAGCCCCGCGCTGGGCCAACGATCATGCGCTTCCGCGCCCATTGGCAAATGTCCGCCACGAGGTAGAAATAGTCCTCGAAGTTTTTTTGCTCGATCAGGCTCAATTCTCGGTCAAGGCGTGCAGCATATTCCGGCCTCGTTAGGTCGCACCCCAGCTCCTGCGCACCCTTCTCACACATCTCGCGCAGTGTCATGGGCCGAGGCGGGTGGACCATTTCGGCTTGGACGAGGTCAGCGGTCGATCGATGCAGGATCAAATCTCGGTTGATCAGAGCCTTGGCAGCCTGCTCTCCATCGACCAGGTTGACAATGTGGCTGATCCACTCATCATCACTCAAAATCCACTGCGGATAGGACTGGATCGAGGCATTGCGCCCACACACAGTCTCGTAAAATCCCTGCCCGCCTTCAGCCGGATAGCGATTGTCAGAGGCCGCAATCAGGCGGTGCCCAGCAGCCAAGGCCCGTTTCACCTGCCCCCTCGGCAGGGAAGGCCCCAGGGCGACGAATAGGTGGTCGCTGGCTGGGATCGCAGAGAAATCGGTACGGTGGCCCATGATCGCCCAAACGTCGCTCCTGGAGCACGCCTGCTCCCGCGTCAGCAATGGCTGATAGCGGAACTGGCTGGTGGCGAGAGCGATCAGATCGTTGATGGGCTCGATTGAATCCTGTGCTATGAAAGTCCAGTAGTCGACTGATGGCTTTTTCTCGTGGATGGAAGGGGTGACAGCCAACTCAACACCAAAAACGGGCTTGAGGCCTGCGCCTTGTGCTGCCTTCTTCCACTTGACCCAGCCAAAGGTGGAGGCTGTGTCGGTGATCGGGGCATGGGTGGCTCCAATTTCCACGAGTCGGGCGATGACTTCGTCAATCTTTCCGACTGCAGATCTGAAGCTGTACCCGGTTCTGACCCTAACGGACATTTTTGCCTCCAGCAGCAAGCGGCCTTCTCGGGTCTCCTGGGATGGGGTCGCCCATGAGACGCCCAGTCAGGTCTCGTGTATCTCGCGGCATCAGCTCCATCTGACGCTTCCATTCCGCATCAGTAGCCTTGCTACGGGTGCCGAGATAACGGATTCCTGCATTGCGCTTTGAATTTGTCACTTCCTGGAGCATCTTGTCGCACTCTCGCTGAACCTGTTTCTGTCGCGCCTTCTGGCGAATGCGGTCGCGATCTGATTTGCTGTCAATGCTCATCACAAGTCTCCCCTGATCCTGGAAAAGTGCCTGTCATATTCTCCCTCCAGGACACGGAAGACAGCCTCGTGGTCACCATTGCGGAGCATCGGCTCGACCATTGGCCATATTTCCTCGCTGGCGTACAGGCTAGTCCCGTCATGCCAGCAAGGCTCTCCAATCAGTGGGCACTTGATGTGATCTGGTGCGCGACCCGTATCATAGTTCGCTCGTGCAGCATGATGGAATTCAAGGCCACAAGAAGGATCGTAGCCCTTTGTCATTGACACATGAAAATGAATCCCACCTTCCGGTCCGACCAATTCCCAGCAGTGCCTTGGCGATCCGAATGGATTGGAGTAGGTGTATTTGTGGTGGCGAAAGCGTGACATCACGGAACCCTCCTGATGTGGTGCTGAGCCCAAGGGCCACGCACAATATCAACTTCAAACTCGCTGTCTGCTGTGGCATCAATTTCAGACACCACTTCCCTGAGGTGGTCCGCACGGGCACGAATCGCCTTGACCATCTCCTCCCTTGTCAGCTCCCCATAGTCCATGAACACTGCGTCGCTGTTCTTGGACCCAGGCACCCTTATCCTTGTCATTTTCTCAGACATCACAAGTCTCCCCTCTTGTGCAGTTCGATGTAGCATCTTGCCATTGCCCGGACGTCATTCTCGGCACTATGGGCCTTTTCAAAGGCCTCGCCGAAAAGCTCCATGTGGAGATTGGTGAGGGAAAGACGATATCCCTTCATCCATTCTGTGGCCTCGACTGTGCAAATGCGCCTGGCAGGCCACTGCACCTTTCCACCCATGCGCTGGACCTCAAAGTCCAGAACGGCCATGTCATAGCTGAGATTGTGCGCCACCACCACATCCGCCTGCGCTATGAATGCCTCGGCCTCTGGCCACCATTGGCGGAAAGTTTTCTGGCCCTTGACCATTGCGTCAGTGATGCCGGTGATCTGGGTGACCTTTTCGGGGATCGGCTCGCCCGGATCGATGTAGGAGTGCAGCGTGCCCACTTCAGACCAGTCACTGTCGTCGAGCAAGAGGAAAAACGCCTCTATCACTTTAGGCTGCTTGTGCAGTGGCTGGAGGGAATTGTGGACGAGGTTGGTGGTTTCCGTGTCAAACAGCAAGTGTTTCATGAGGCCCTCACCCGTGGGTTTGCAAGTCAGCCAATTTCTGCTTCAATTCCTCCACCTCCTGCTTCAGGGCCTCGATGGACAAAAGCTCCCTCTTGAATTCATCGAGCAGGGTGGGCGTGGCGCCCGGCTCCAGCCGCGCCACAACCCTCCGGTCGAACTCAATTTCGTCGCCGATGATCCTGATCATTTCTGATCCAGCTCCTTCAGCATCATGGCGTAGACCGCGATGTCGTCGAGGGAATCATCGTGCCCACCCCGATTGAAATTTTCAGCATAGCGGGTGATCTTGCTCACCAGCTGCACCAGGACACCGAGCCGGGCCATGTCGTGGGTTGATTTGACGTTGAGGTTCTGGTTGTCCATCAGCAGCGAGAAGATTGGTCCGAAGCGATGATAGTTGTCGCCGTAAATCGCATTGCGCTGCTTGTAGAGGTCCGCCTTTGTCCTCAGCTCTTTCACGACGAAAGGTTCGCCCTTGACCTCTTTTTCCACGATGTCGCCCAAGCTTTTGACCATGGTATTGATGTCGCCCAACTCGGTGAATTCGTGTTCCTTTTTCATGTCTGTGTTCTCCTTTCAATCAATATGAACCCTGCTGGACCTGCCAGCACTTGAACCCGGCGTCGCGCCAAGCCTCAACTACCTTGTCCCTGTCGTCCAGCACCAAGAGGACAGATTTCAAGGCATTGTCCATGCCGCCGAAATATTCACAGACCAGGCGGATCTTCAACTCGTGATCCGGCGAACGGTCGTTGTCTGGCCGCATCAGGACATCAGTGACCACTTCCTCCAGCCCATGGTGCCTGAGCCAATCAATGGTGGCCTTTCTGTGGGCCTCATTCCTTCCGGTGCAGACCAGAACCTCATAATTCTGCGACGCCAGAGAGACAAGGGCCACCACATCATCATAGGGCTTGTCCTCGGGAATGCCTGCATGGAACTCGTCCCACTGCTTGGCCTGCGCCCAATGCACCCGGTGCGAGCAGTCACAGAGTGTGCCGTCGAGGTCCACGACGATCCACTGCTTGGTCATTTGCTCACCCCTTTGGGCTTGAGCATCGTCGCCAGCTCATAGCTACGCGCAATGTCCTTGCGGAGAGCAAGGATGGTCTCCGGGCTTAGTCCATCCCGGATAACAACTGGCTCGATCAGCTCCCTGCCGCCGAGGGCATGAAGCTGCAACAGGACGCCGCTTCCGAAAAGGTCTTGGCCTGCCTTGTACAAGTTGGCATCTGCGAAGTGATACGTGCTTGCCAACTGCCCGGTCAATTCCATGACCTTGCGCTGTAGGTCAGATTTGCTTGGTCCTTTGGCTTTAACCTTTTCCATGATCTCATCCCCAAACCGCCTTCAGTGTATCAAGCTCCTTGAGCGCGGCATTGATCTTCGGACGGTCTATCGGGGATGCAGTCCCCAAGGCATCCTTGAGCAATTCGTCCAATGCTGGTGTGCGCGTCCGGACCGGGTTAAGGAACGGCTCTGTCCAAGGATGGACTCTCAGGATTTCCGCCTCCATCATTGCTGCCACTTCCCCATATTCCCCTTGCGCCCGCAAATTCTTGCGCTTCGCCAGAAGATCGGCCATGGTCCTCAGATTGGCCTTCATGATGATGTTTGTGTGGACATTCGTCGGGAGCATTCCCCTGCAATCCTGGTTCGGGACGCCCTTCTTCTGGTAATAGCGATAAACGCTAGATATGTGATCCATGAGCTCATCCCAACGAGAAAATCCATCTTCCTCGTCAGCACTGATGACTGTTTCCGGCTTCATCGCAGAGAAGTGCCCCATGTCCACCACCCTCTGTGCCTGCTGTGCGTAAGAGGCTGTCCGGGTCCGCACCAGCTGATGTGTGAAGGCCCGCGTCACATCCTTAATCTCGAATGTGTAGTCGACGAATTCCCAGGATGAGCGGATTGTGCCTGCGATGTATTCCAGCTCCTTGGAAAGTTCCTCCTCGCTCATCACCTCTATCTTCGCACGCGTTTCCTCGCCCTGCTCAAGGCGAGTGTTCTTGGCGTAGGCCAGGAGCCGTGCGGCATAAAGCGGGTCCGGGTGGCCATGGCCGGTGTAGCTGATAAGAGTGACTTTAGGCATTGACTTGCTCCTTTTCTTTCAGGGTTATCTCAAAGTGTGGTTGGTGTCATGATTGAGGTGCATCATGCCCTCCTCGCATCATAGCTGGTGCCACCATTGGCCAGCCTCTGGATCACGCGCAGATCGTTGATCAGATCATCCTGCAGCAGGCCGGGTCGCCAAGTGGCAAAACGGCCGAACGAATAAATGTTGTGGTGTTCTGTCGCCCACAGAATGAATCGCTTGCGCGCATCGTCGTCCACTGGAAGGATTTTGGCATAGCGCTGGCGCTTGAACTCTGGCTTACCGATGATTGCGCCAGAGGTCATCCCGAATAGGCTGAGCACCCAGTGAAGGTGATCGCGGGCATTTTTGGGGTAGTCTGTCAGGTGCCCCATCCGCTCCCTCGCCTCAGCTTCAGAAAGACCAGGGAAGGCATATTCCACAATCAACTGATCGCCTGTGATCGAGGCGCGGTATGCCAGTTCGTTCCTGTCAGGGATATAGATCGTTGCGCACAGATCGGTGTCCCTGAGCCGAGCAGTGCATGTCCACCCCTCAATGGACCGGAACTCTTGCTCATGGTGATAATTGAGCATCTTCATGAGCGTGGGCATCGGGAGTGTGGAAATGACCGGACCACCTTCTGCTTTCCCATCCCATTTCTCGCCGAAATGGATTGGTGCAGTCACCTTCCGCGCTACTGCTGAGATGTAATCCGGAGGTGCGATCCAGCGTTGTTCTGTGGCCCCTTGCGCAGTGATTATTGAGCGCAGCCGGGCTGTGCCATTGGTCTTCAGGGAATAGCTGATGGCATCAGCCACCGGATTGCCCAAGGTGGCGACCGCCTTGATCACCTGCACCGGCCTGAAGGGGATATTCAATGTGTCCCCGACGATCGGTGACCGGAACCGCAACAAGGCGGAATGGTTGTTGGGCAACTCAGGCTGTGCCTCGACCACTTTCAGGCAATCCTCTCGCAGGATGGCAGCAGCCAGAAGTCCGGACATGCCAGCGCCGACGACCATGAATTTTGTCATCTGAATGTCCCCTCAATCACATTCGAAATGTCATAATCCAGAACCTGAGCCCATTTGTTGGCTTTTGCCACGAGCCCAGGGAAATATTCTTGGATGTCCGATTCGCTAGCCCCTGAGCAGTGCCGCAAAAACATTATGGCCTCCAATGCATCAGCCAGTGAAAGCCAAGCTTGGTCTGTCTCGCTAAGCTCCGGAAGGCGGAAGCCGAGAACTCCCATCGCGTCTGCTTCAGCAGATTTGAGCTGCTTCTCAAGCTCAGGATTTCTCTGCTTGGCGAAGCCCGGAACATCGCCTATGAAATATTCACCACAATCATGCATCATCGCTGCACGAATCAGATCCAATGAAGGCTTCGGGTGAATGGACAGCAGAATCATCGCGACACCCCAAGAGTGATCGGCATTGTTCTGGTCCATCTTGTGGTGGGTGTGCCAACGGCGCACCTTGCCCGAGAGATATTGGCTGCGCGTCAGCATGTCACTTCCCCTTCTTCGGAGGGGTGATCTTGGTCCTGCGACCGGAGAAAACGCCCATTTCATCCAGGTCGATCTCGCCACCACTGGCCAGTCGCTCACGGATGATAGCCAGATAGGTCTGGGGGTGAACGCCGGACTTCACCTCGCAGTGAAAGCCGCGCTGCCGCAGATCATCGGCCAGTGCCATAGCCTCATTGTGCTGGGACTTGTCGAAAGACAGGTGGATCTCGTTCTTGATGACTCCATCCGCGCCCCATTCTTCAAGGCGCTTGATGGCCTGCTCTCTGCGCTCAGGCTCCTTGGGCATTGAGCCAGCGACAAATTCTTCAATCTTGAGTTTGTAGCCGTCCGGGGTGGCGAATTCACTCAACCCCACCTCAGCCATCTTGTCCGGGATGATCTTGGTCTTCAGCTCATGGGCATGACCGGAAAGGGTCTTGAGCAGTGCCTCGACCTCGGTGATCTGGCGCTCAGTCTCGATGAGGTCATTGGCCTTGGCCAGCAGGTCTGCTATCGCAGAATCAGACGCAACTGGAGCGCCATCGTCGAATACGGAAAAGTCAGTCATGTCTCGCTCACTTCACGTGTTAATTCTTTGCCAGTTGCCCTGGCAGAAACGGGTGTTGGCGCAGCTGCATCGACCTTGCGGCTATGGCAGGGGAGGAGGGGAGGATACCACCACCGCAAATTCCCAGCTGCGCCAACCTCCTTGGGGCTACATCACATCGTGATCGATGATCGTGCCCGCTTCTCGCTCCATCGAGGCAATGTCGCCCTTGACGGTGCCCTCGGCGAGGGATTCACGGAATTCCTTGATGTCATTCAGCAACTGCTTCCAGTTGTCGAACTCAGTCAGAGGAGCGCCGCGCTCAATTTTCCACCCCATCCAGTTGCCCTCATTATTGCTCTCGGGCACCGAAGTCATGACGTACGAGCGGTAGAAAAGTGGCGGTGTGAACTGCGAGCCATCGTCGCGGGTCAGCTTCTCACTGGTGGCCAGGGTCAGCAGGCGGCGTGCCTTCTTGAGCTGGGTCGAGGCCATCGGGATGAAGCTCTTGCGGAAATCCGCCGAGGCATTCAGTCCATAGAGCTGGGCCGTTTCCGAGATGTAATTTCCGTTCGGAAGGACATCCTTGCCCTTTTCATCCTTCTCGCACTGCTGAAGGATGGCGTCAGTGTCGTGAATGCCCTGGAGGCCCTTGCCCGAGGAGCGAGGTGCCCATTCAAGCCACTGCTTCTGGTAATAGACCGGGATAAAAATGATCCCATCAGGGAAACGCTGCTGGAGGCCCACGTCATAAATGTCGCCGACCTTTGCCTCCTCGTCGTATTCCGGCTGGCCTCTTGTCACCTGAGGCGAGAGGCCCTGAAGGATCGTGAGGCGGGGGATGAGCAGGTCACGCGCAGTGACATTCTCATACCCTGACGGGAGGCCATCAAAAGCAGAAAAGTCAGCGCTGGCTGCTGGGAGGTTTTTGGCCTGTTCGGCCTTGGCTAATTCTTTAGTCATCAGTTTCTCCTGTCGTCTTGGGTGGCCCAATGCCAATCCACTTTTGCGACGCCCTATTGATGCCTCATCCGAACTGAAAAGAAAAGCTGTATTTTTTGTTGGTCCGAAAATTTTCTGAAAAAATTCAATTTTTGTGAAAAAAGGGCTTTTCTTTTCTGGCAAAATGGAGTTTAATAGGATCATTGAAACGAAGGAGAAATGAGATGAAAAACACCCCGTGCTTCCACCTCATCGTCACCGAAAATGGTTCCTCGCGCCTTGATGATGTATCCCTGCCTTCCTGGGATTTTGCCCTGGTTCGTGAATGGGCTGAGCAGCGCTCTGGGCCAGGGAAAGAAGTTGAGGTCGTCAACCCTGAAAATGGTGAAATTGTTTTGACTGCTTGATTCCAGGGCCCACCAGCCTTAAGGACCAACTGGAGAATGACGATGATCCTCAAAATAATCCTCAAGACCTCACCCGACGGCAAACTCCGCCTGCGTCGCATCAAGAACGGCAAGGGCGTTGTCGAGCTCAACTGTCACGGAACTTGGGTATGGTGTGTTTGTCCCAGCCTTGAGCTGGCACAGGCTGAAGCGCTCTTCGACGATCAGGTCAGGTTCCATCAGGTGTAGGAATAAATGCCCCGCAACACCCCAAAAGTTGAAACAGAGGAGACACAGAAATGAAGACTCTCGCTGAAATCAAGGCCGAAGCCGAAGCTTTCGATGGCGTTTACAGCGCCAACATCTGGAAGGATCGCCGCGTCTATGTCAATTTTTTCGGGTATGATCGCTCCTTCGCCGGCTGCCGCAATCTCAAGGTCTACTACGACATCAAGACCGGCTGGCAGTTTGAGGGGGACAAAGGAACCTACCCCAGCGAGTTCATCGCGAACGCTCGCGCCTTTGCGGAGCATGTTGGCCTGCGCAATTCGCGTGGTGGATCCCCTTTCTGAGATTGAAAATAATTTCACATTTTGCGAAAAAAGGGCTTTTCTTTTCTGACAAAATGAGGCATAATAGGATTATTGAAACGAAAGAGAAATGAAGAGGCCGCGACGGAAAGCGGCCTCCCCACCGGAGCGGGGCACCTCCGGGGCTAGCGGAGAGACCGAACCTCCGCAAGTTCTCGAGAGCAGCAAAGCTACGAAAGCGCCGCATGGTGCGGCGCTCAACCGTGGGAGGTTCCCATGCGCCTTCTTTCCGCGACGGACGTCGCTATCGCCGCCGCCCTCAAGGGCGACACACTTCGCGTGGTCGAGCGCGAAGGCCGTTTCGGGCCTTATTGGTCCATCGAAGACGCCCATGGCGTCATCGAGGTCGCGCTTTCCCGTGAGGAAGTCGACGCTCGGGTCGCCGCGATCCGGGAGGCGCTCCAATGAGCGCCTTCTTTGAAAGCTACGTGCTCCGGCGAGAAGCACGCCTGATGGGGTTCCGAATTTGCTTGTCAATGTACGTGGACTGCCGTCATAAGGAGGTAGACCTGCGCCTCTTGGTGGATGGCCGTATCACTCCACTCGGGGCGAACGGTCCCCGCTGGTGGGAGGTTGACACACCAGAGAAGGCGGCGGATTGGTTCCGTCGGGTGGACATGGACCTCATCGCTGAGAGGATGTATCTTGAGCGTTCCGGTGCAGAACGGAAGGTTCCTTGAAGGCTGAAAATAATTTCACATTTTGTGAAAAAAGGGCTTTTCTTTTCTGGCAAAATGAGGCATAATAGGATCATTGAAACGAAGGAGAACCACCATGAGCACAGTTGCCGAACAGATCGACATCAAGGCGGGTATGCACGACATGGTCGCCTTTCGCCTCGAGGGGAAAAGCAAGTGGCATGTCGCCCGCTGGAACCCGCGCGATGGCCGCTACGAATACTTCACCAAAGCCCTGGTTAAGCGCCCCACGACCTGCGTTTGGGGGCGGTCTTTGCCAGCCCTTGCCAGCGAAGGGATTCCGGCTTTCACGAAGCAGACCGCTCTCCGCCGCGCCAAGGCGGGCATCTATTGGGGCTAACCAGACTGGCGGCGCTCAAAGCGCCGCCGCCGAAGGAGGAAGTACCATGTCAGAATACAACCTCAAAATCAAGCGGTGGGAACGCGACGGGGACGTGCGCTATTACCTTGACGGTCGCTTTGTGGACCACCGCTCGAAATGGTCAGGTGCTGATGGCGTCTATCTGTGCGCTGACGAGACCGGCAGCATCAAGTGGAGGCACGGCTTCCGCACCAGCCCTCACACGATAGCCCGCGCTGAGCGCAACGCCAAGGCGGCCAAGGCGATTATCTCGGGGCTGGACCTTGATGGCATCAGCTTCGCGGAATTCGAGCGCCGCTATGCGGAATGCCTGACTGTTCGGGGGAACTTCTCGGTCAGGCAATACGAGAAGAAATTCCAATTGGTGTAGACACAAGCATCACAGGGAAGGAGAAATGAAATGACCCCAGGACAACGCAGGATGATGGAACGTCTCGGAGTTGATGGAATCGAGGCTTTGAGGCAAGAAACGCTCGCTCTCCAAAAACTTGCTCGGTCTGAAGTTGCCCAGAGGCTGGTAAACAAAGACCGCGACCATTACAAGGAATATCCCGGCGACACGCCTGAGGAAAACTGAAGGCTGAAAAAATTTCAATTTTTGTGAAAAAAGGGCTTTTCTTTTCTGGCAAAATGGGGCATAATACCCTTGTTGAAGCGAAGGAGAAAAGAAATGGCTAAGATGAAGCCCATTCTTAACCTGAACGGAACAAGCGCCGAGGCGCTTATCGAGGCACGCCTAAATGCGAGAGAGGCTGTCTTGGCTCTGATCGCTGCCCTGGGTGATGTCGCCCCGAACGGTCGGGACTATATCGGTCACCCGGACGCCTTCAAGCACGACCAAGAAATCCACGCCGAGCGGATTCGCTTCCTGGATCGCCTTTACAACGAACTTGGTGACGAGGCGCTCGCCATTCAGGAGGCGGCGCACTAAGCGCCGCTTCACCCCTCAGAAAGGAGACACAAAATGTTCATTCGTCACGATGCAGAGCGCAAGCTCACACTCCACCGCACCAAGAAGTCTGCTGGCAGCGACTACCCGGTCTATGGCTCGGAAAAGGCGCTGGCTGAGTCACCGGTCAAGAACAGCGAGATGGCTATCCTTTATGCCGAGATCACAGGGAAGCCTGTGACCCGTTTCCCGGACAAGAAGGTGGCTGCGAAGCGCCTTTGGGCCGCCTGCGAAGAATATCTGAATGCACAGGGCAAGAAAGTGGGCCGTCCCCTCGGAACTGGAAAGTTCGCGGGCAAGACCATCTACCCCAAGTGCCGCAAGAACCCGCGCCGGGTCGGGAGCAAGGGTTGGCGCTCCTATGAGATCATCCTCGGCAAGACCGAGGGCGTTTCCTACGAGGATTATGTCGCTAAGGGAGGCAGGGCGCGGGACCTGCAGTGGGACCTTGACCGGAAATGGGTGGAGGTGAAGTGATGGCTGGTGAAATGCACATCAAGATCGTTCCGGACGCAGAGCCGGACGCGAAGGGCCATTGGATCACAGTGGAACGGAAAACAGAGAGATTTCTGGGCTGGGAAGCCACTGTGGAACTTTATTCTTCATGCATTCCAAAGGGTTATCATGCGATATCATTCGCCAGAGACCCAAAAAATAAATGGTGAGGTGGAATTTCGTTTTTCGGAATTACACCAAATTTCTGAAACTAGAGAGAGAAAGTAGGAGGAGAGTAATAGGAGGGGAGTTTAGGAAATTTGGTGTGAAAACGAAAAACGAAATATTCCGCTGGAGGCCACTAAAGACTTTTCTTTTCAGTTCGGAAGGGAGATAATCCTCTTCATGAAGACACAGCTTTTAATAGACAAGAAAACCTCCACCCTGAAGGGGAACTTGGCTCCGGTCGCAGCGCGTCTCGCGCTGGGACTTGAGGGGCGGAAAACATGGCTGGCGCCCAACCAGCTGCGCTTTGAGACTTCCAAGGCCAACATAGATCTCGTAATGTCCCTCCTGCCCACAGGGATGGTCGAGGACAAGCGTTCGCGTCCTGACGAGGCCAAACTATTCGACACAGCAGAGATCGCTCCCTTGGCCTCCCCTGAGCCCAGGTTCAGGCTCGAGCCTTTCGACTTCCAGCGGGAGAACTTTGAGCGTTTCAAGGACAAACCCACCTGGGCAATATTTTCAGTTCAAGGTTCAGGCAAGACAAAGGTGGCTTTTGACATCATCTGCCATCGCTATCTGAAGGGCACTGTGACCGGGGTGATCATCCTGAGCAACCCGAAAGGAGTCCATGCCCAGTGGATCAATGAGCAGATGCCCAAGCATCTGTGGCAGGGGATTGAGGTCCAGGCCATGGTCTGGGAGGGGAAGAAGCCGCCCTTGTGGTTCGGGAAGCCCTCCAACAAGCTTCAGATCATCTCCGGCAACATCGACATGCTGAAGGGCAAAGGCCACATCCTGCTGGAGCAGTTTGCACGCCAGCACAGGGAACGGCTCCTGATCCTTGTCGATGAGTCTGACTCGATCAAGAACCTGAATTCAGTCCGGTCCAAGAAGTTGCGCAAGTTGGCTGAGGTGACGCGTCAGCGTGCCATCATGTCGGGCACTCCGATAGCCAAGGACCTGACAGATGAGTTCGCGCAATTCTATTTTCTCGATCCGAACATCATCGGCCACAAGTATCTGACGAGCTTCCGGGCGCAATATTGCATCATGGGAGGATTCGAGAATCGTGTGGTGGTGGGGCACAAGAACGTTGAGCAATTCAAGAGGCTCACTGCCCCCTACATATTCCGGGCGACCAAGGAGGATTTGAATCTGCCACCCAAGGTCTATGATGAGGTGGTGTTCGACCTGACAGAAGAGCAAAAACGGCTGATCAGAGAGATCAGAGAAGGGTTTTATGCCGCACTTGAGAATGGCGAGACCTCATCCGTCAGCAATGGAGCGGTCGCTCTTCTGCGCATCCAGCAGATATCCAACGGCTTCGTGTCTGTGGATGAAGGGCCAATCCGTTTCATCGACAATCCACGCCTCGAGGCACTCAAGCAGCTGCGCAAGGACATTTCCGGGCCAGTCGTCATCTGGTGCCGGTTCAAGGTGGATGTTGAGCTGATCAAGCAGGAGTTCGGATCGAACGCTGCCACCTATTACGGAGAGACAAGCCCTGCTGACCGTGCAGCAGCTAAGGAGGCATTTCTCCGGGGAGACGTCAGTGAGTTGATAGCCACTCCGGGCGCAGCCGGGAAGGGTGTTGACGGGTTACAAAAAGTTTGCTCAGACGCAATTTATTATTCCAACTCATTCAATGCCATTGACCGGTGGCAGAGTGAGGACAGGACAGACAGGATCGGCGGGCAGGGAACTGCCAGCTATTTCGACTTGATTGGCCGAGGATCAGCAGACAGAGGGATATTGCGCAACCTGAAGCAGAAGAAGAACATCAGCGACCTAGCACTCGAGGACCTCAGGAAAATAATGGATGAAATGGCATGAACCTGAATGAGAATGAAGAGAAGATTTTCAATGCCCTCAAGAAGGGATGCATGACGATGGATGAATTGACTGCCATGCTCGGTGTGCCCCGGCAGGCAGTGACTGTGCGCATGAAATATCTGGCGGCCAAGGTGGCTCCGTCCGGATGGATCATCCAGAATAAGAACAAGCCCCAAGGGCGAGGCCGGAAGGCGATTTATGAGATGACAAAAAAATTTTGAAATAATCTGAAAAAGGGCTTTTCTTTTCCTCCGAAATCAGGCATAGTTCGATTATCACTAAAAAGTGCCTTGTTGGGCAGATGGAGACAAGAGATGGCACAGTTCAGGTACTTCGCAGACATAAACGGGCAGGTGGTAGAGTTGACTCGGGTGCGCCATGACGGCAGCCCCAGCACGAAAGCCTCGTCGTTTGAGGGTATCCCTGTCGGCTCTGACCCAGTTTTCGTGCCAGGCAAAGGCTGGACAGGCTTCATCCGCGCCACGCGTGTGGTCGAGTACAAGTCCAACCCTTCCAAGCACGAGTGCGATGCTCGTTGCTTGAATGCCACTGGCATGAAGTGCGAATGCTCTTGTGGCGGCAAGAATCATGGGCGCGGCAACTTCATCTGTGTGGAGGCCGCATGAGTGCCGTCGTTAGCATATCATGCGACAGGCAGAGGGAGATAAGAGATGGTAGCTAAGCCAGTTATTTCAAACGCCAAGTACGAGTCCACAGGTGAGACCAAAACTGTTTTCGGCATCACCCTGCACCGTATCCGTGCCAAGGCAGCCATCGGCAATATCGCAGCCGGAACACTGGGTGGCTGGATCGAGAGCGAAAAGAACCTTGCTATCTCTGGCAATGCGTGGGTCTCCGACAATGCGCAGGTCTCTGGAAAAGCGCGGGTCTTCGGAAATGCTCAGGTCTACGGCAATGCGCGGGTCTTCGAAAATGCTCAGGTTTCCGGCAATGCTTGGATCTACGGCAATGCATTGGTCTCTGGCACCGCTCATGTCTCTGGAAATGCTCAGGTCTACAGCAATGCGCAGGTCTCTGGGAATGCGAATGTCTACTGCGACGCATTGGTCTCTGGCAACGCATTGGTCTATGGCAATGCATTAGTCTCTGGCAATGCGTGGGTCTCCGGCAATGCGCAGGTCTCCGGCGACGCATGGATCTCCGGCAACGCATTGGTCTGCAACGATGCAGGCCACATCATCGTCGGTCCTGTCGGTCCCGAAAATGGATACTTGACTGCCTTTGTCGAAAGGGACGGCACCATCCGTGTTACGCATGAGGGCTTTGACGGGACGATAGATGAGTTCGCTGCTGCCATGGACGACGCCTATGGCGACGAGCCGCATGGCGTCGTCTATCAGCTGGCTATCGAGATGGTCCGGGCGCGGTTTGACGCAACTCTGGCCGGGTCTGACGATGCGATGGTGTAACTGCAGCAAAAAATCTCAATGACACTTAGAAAGGCGAAATTCAGATGATGACACATATCGGAAGCACCGCGCTGGTGGCGCTGCAGAACGCAGCCAAGGCTCGTACTGAATATCTGCGGCATCTTGAACGTGCGATGATGCTCGATCCCGATCCGGAATATCGGGCACAGGCGAAGGCCGAATATCTCAAATTGACTGCGCTGCGCTGTGGGCACTGCGCTGGATTGGGAAGGGTCTTTGTGTGCCGGCATTGGCCGCGCTGCAATTGCACCGATGGGGTGGTTGAGAGCGACTGTCCCGGTCATTCCGCGACATGCCCCAAATGCGAAGGCAAGGGCAATCTTACAAGAGGAGAATGATCATGAAAAAGCTGCTTATCAGCGCGGCCTTGGCCCTTGGAATTATCCCTCCAGCAGAAGCAAATGGTGACCCGTGCATGTCTTTAGAGGTGACGGCATTGGCGATCCTCGAAGCTAAGAATGAGGGAATGCCAATGTCTGTGGTCATGGATCTCGCGGGAAAGTCATCCGAAAACAAGGATGTCCGTCGCCTCATGCAGGCGCTGGTCATGGATGCCTATAACCTTCCTGCGATGATGTCGGAAGAAGGGAAGCGTCGACAGGCGACCCAGTTTATGCACGAGGTCGCATCCGCCTGCTACCAGATGCTGGATAACGCTGGGGCCCTGGACTGATGCCTGTATGGCAGGGCAGGCAATCGCCCTGCCTCTTTTGAGGGAAAGACTATGACAGAGATCAGCTATCACCCCGATCCCGAGATCAACGCCGAGGTGCGCGAACAGGCTATCGAAGCGGAGATTTTGGACCTAGCAATCGGCTATCCGCCGCGCCGTTGGATTTGCACATGCGGGGCCAGCCACACTCGAGGGCACTTTCCTCCCGGCATCATCGGCAGTCATCGGTGCCTTAACTGCGGCTATGTCGGCTTCGACGGCATCATGGTTGATGAAGAGGAATGGGCGCGCTTCCAACGCGACAAGGGGAGTGAGCAATGAATGACCGCTACACGAAGATCAGAGAAGCCCTTGAGATGGGGCCAACATCGGGGCCGTGGCGTGTTGCAGGGATCACCTCGGTTGGGTCAGGCATGGGCTATTACTCTGTCGCCACCACCGATAACACGATCATCTGTACGCTGCGTGATCGTCCTTCCGGTGACGCCTACATGATCGCCGCCTGCGACCCGGACACCATCCGCGAGTTGCTGGCCGAACGCGACCGGCTCGTGGAGCGCATGGCGGAGTTGGAGAAGGCTGCAAAGCAGGCCGAATATTGCTTGACCAAGGACAGTCTTGCGGATGCTGAGCGCATTGACGACGCATTGTCAGTGATCCGTCGCACAGCCCGCTCGCTTGTGAAGGGAGGCGGGGATGTCGAATAAGCAGATCACGGATGAGATGGTCGAGGCTGGAGCAAAAGCGCTTGGCGGAGACGATTGGATAACATGCGTCCACGACAGGCCGATGTGGCGGCGCGAAGCTAAGGAAGTCCTAGAAGCCGCCCTCGAAGCGGCCGCCCCGGCGCCAATTAGCCTCTTGGACGCAGAAAAGGCATTCATGGACCGGGTTTGGCCGAAACTGCAGAATGGCTGCTATCGCGTTCACGGCTCAATGCCGGTTGAAATACGGGGGCTGGATTTCAACGAGTTCGTTCGCGACGGCCTTTGTGCCGTCCTCGAAGCCGCCGACCCGCAGCCGAGTGGAAATATAGAAGAAGCCACACAGATCATTCAGGCGTTCATCGACCAAGGGCTTGATTACATAAAGAGAAACAACAGGGTGGAGGAAGCTCTACACCATCTGAAAATTATTGAGGGTGAGGCTAATCGCGTTACCAATCCGGTCACCAAGAACAATCTCCTTTACGAGATTGAACGGATTAGGGCTGCCCTCATGGCAAGCAAGTCGGAGCAGCACCCGGACGACGAAGCCGTCGACCGCTTCGCAGCGGCCATGAAAGCGAAACTGAAATGGGAGCGGGAAGAAAGAGGCCGCTACGGATGGAACGACCCGGAAGTGTGCAGCGAAGAATATCTCGCGAAGAGCCTTATCGAGCATCTGGCGAAGGGCAACGAAGGCAACTTCGAGGACATTGCCAACTTCTGCATGATGCTCCATCAGCGTGGCGCCCATCCTCGCGTCTTGGCCGCAGCGTTCGCGACGGCAGGCAAGCCGAGCGGGACGGTGGAGGCGCTGAAGCGTATCGCGCAGTTGAAGGAAGTTCGCCGTGGGGGCGGTGTGTTTGACTATGAGCCCGCTCTGTCCGCAATGGAAATGTACGAGATTGCCTTCGACGCCCTCTCCGCCATCACAGCAGGAGGTGGCGAGTGAGCAAGCTGACGCTAGAAGTACCTTGCGGCGACGGCGCAGTGATGTCGATTGTACATCCTCACTCGTTTGGTGACGGTGGAATTGAATGGCGGCTACGGTACGGCAACCCGGAGGAAGTTCGCTTCCTCGCCGCAAGCCTGATCGATAGCTACGACTATCTGCTTTCCGGGCACATCAACCAAAAGGAGGCCGAGCGCAGGTTACGATTGTTGCGCCAAGCTCGCCGCGCCGCCCTCAAAATGGAGGCCCAGAACTTGTAATGGTCAAGGGCGGAATTGTGCTTTCTGTGCTGCTTCGAGGCGCTGCAATATCTCCTTCGTCACTTTCATGTCAGACGCAAGATTATTGAGCGTCTCATTGAGCGATTTCATGGTTTCGGCCGCATCGTTCGCGGCCCTTTCCATCGTCGCGATCCGCAGCTCGTGATTGTCGAGACGGCGAATGGCGATTTCATTTGCCGAGACACGCGCCGTGAGATTGGCGATATTCGTCTCGTTGATGGCTCGGCCTTGCCTTAGGTCGGCCAGGGT